AGCGAAGGTGAGAAGAAGAGCCGCATCGCTAGACTCAAAAAGGCTATGAAGAAATAATGGCGACGGGGAGTAAATCGAAACTGATTACTCCCCTTTACAATCACTGGGAGAAGTTCGACCGCGCAGACTTTGCGTCTGTGATGCTGGACTTCACCCAGTATTGTGCTAAGGGGAAGATGATTGTCGACAAGCAAGGTCATGCCGTTCCATTCATTCTGAACGAAGCGCAGCGTGAGGTTGCTCGTCTCATCTTGCCGTATATCTTTGCCAAGGTGCCAGAGCCAGTCACCCTGGTCATCCACAAGTCTCGCCAGATGGGTATCTCGGTTGTGCTTGCCGCGCTCGAACAATACATCGTCTCTCGTAAGCAGAATATAAACCTGACCCACCTGTTCCCGAACGACCAGCTCGCAAACCAGTTCTTCGTGGAGAAATGGATTCCGCTTATGGAGGCCACCCATCCACAGCTGATGCCAGATATGTATGCCACGGCCAGCCCTAACCCATACGTCAAGGTTCGTGACTTCCACGGTGTGTCTATGGGCTGCAACGTTCGTATCGGTGGTTCCGAGTCCCGTGCCGCCGGCCGCTCCCAGACCAACCAGATTGTTATCCTCGATGAGTACGCGTTCTACAACAACGTCTCGAACCTTGAGCGTGGCGTCCTCGCTACCCAGCCTAAGACCGGCATGGTGCTTACGGTTTATGTCTCGACCTCCAACGGTTCCAACCACTTCTACGATGTCGTCCGCCAATCTCAGCAGCCAGGTTCGCGCATCAAGCATATCTTCCTCCCGTGGCATATGCAGCACGAGTACGAGATTAAGCCAGACAAGCTTTCCCGCTTCTACGACCTCGACCACTACGAGCCGACTGAGTATGATATGAAGCTTATGGATATCTTTGAGGAGCGTGGCTACCCAGAAGAAGAGTGGGTCGATAAGCTTAACTTTTATGATGTGACACTCGACAAGGAAGCCAAGGCAGACCAGGATTATATGTTTGAGAACTACCCGTCTGAGCCGGAGGAATCCTTCCAGGCCACTGGCCGCCCAGTCCTTCCAGCTAAGGTTATTAACTACTGGCTCGAACATCCTCACGAGTATAAATGCCTCGAGCAGTTCCTAGACCAGAAGACCAATAAAGTGGTTATGGCTGAAACTCCTAAGAGCGCCATCCGCCAATACATCGCCCCTATCCCAGGCCACAGGTACATCCTCTCTATCGACCCATCCTCTGGCTACGCCGCCGACCGCACTGCTGGCGTCGTTATAGATAAGGCTACCAATGAGGAGGTCTGTTCCTTCGTCGAATACATCGAGCAGACAGATTGCGCCGAGCTCGCCGTCAACCTCGCCACCTACTACAACAAGGCAGAGATTCTTATCGAAAGAAATATGGGTGAGACGATGATTGAGTTCATCAAGGGCATCGGCTACCCACGCCTCTGGCTCGACATTCAGGGCTCGACTCGTTCGCTCAAGTACGGCATCCGCACAACTACCCCGATGAAGAACGAAGCAATCCGCCGCCTCAAGTTCCTGCTGAACCAGGGCATCTACAAACCGCATGACGAGTTCTTCCTCAGGGAAGCTCAGCACTTCAACTGGACTCAACTCCCGGGTGGCGGCTACCGCGCAGAGGCCACTGGCCAGGATGAGAATGGTGAGCCATACCACGACGATTGCGTGGCCGCGAGATGGTGCTATGCCGCTTCTTTGGATATGGCTAAGTTCAAGAAGTATATGAGAAAGGACCCAGCATCAAGAAGTAGGTTGTAATAACATACATGGTCATGTACAATGACAGTATGACAAATAGAATTACAATCGAATACAAAGGGAAGAAATACCACCGTTATCCAGACTCGAAGCGCAGACAACTTAGGGTCTATTACTGGCGTCACGATAAATGGAAGGGCGCTCCTATCCCGCTTCATCGGCAAATTTATATTGATAACTTCGGCCCTATCCCCGACGGCTATCATATCCATCATAAAGATGGCGACACCGAAAATAACTCTCCGAGCAATTTGCAAGCTTTGCCTCGGTTCGAGCATTTGTCATATGAGTCGAAACTGAGGTGGGGTGGGGAGGAAGGCAAAAAAGCTAGGGCAGAAGAACGTGAGAGAGTTAGGTTAGCGAATTTGTACAAGACCGCCACATGCAAAATTTGTGGCGACCAGTTCCAGACTAAGGCTCCCCTCTCTAGGGTTAAGTATTGCCAGCAATGCAAAGATAATATGTACTCAGATAAGAATGGAAGGTTTCTAAAAAACGACTACCAAATCAAACGCTTCGGGCGAATCGTGCTTCCGTATATAGTAAAATAATCTTAAAGGTACAACCTTTTATGTTAATTAACTATTAAGGAACAAACTAAAAATGCCAAGAGCAGATAAAACCCAAAAGTATGACTACCTGATTCGCTACGTGAACGAGGCAGCCGAGGCCAGGCTCCCACTCATCGCTATGTGCGAACGCGCCATACTCGCATACAAGCAGTGTCCACTTAGGAACACTTACAAAGAGAACGCTGACAAATACTGTCAGAACATTGGTAATGGCAACCCGGAACTTTACAAATGTCTCAAGCATTTGTGCAAGACAATTCCTGATGCCACCAACGATACGGTGTTTAATGCCGTAGAAACCTGGGTCAGCATGACGATGGGTGGGGCCGCCCAGTTCGAATATGAACCAGCAGATGAATACGCAGAGAAGGACCCGGCCCTCGTAGACCGCCTCGAGTCTCTCGCTAAGTTCTTCAACGAAGACAACAAGATTGACTCTCTCCTACCTAAGGCTACGCGCAAGATGGTTATGCAGGGGCAGGCGAACTTCTTCCTAGAACCGCAGGGTGAAGGCCGCTTCAAGGTTTCTCTCATCGATGCCTACAAGATGTTGCACGACCCACGCGCATCCAAGACCAACCGCGCCCGCTACACCGGCTTCACTGAGGTCAAGGCATGGTCTGAGATTAAGGCTGAGATTTACAAAAAGGGTTATGGCTATATGCTCAAGACCATCAACGACGTCGACCAGTATGTGGACGAGTTGTCTGGTGGGCACCCATACCGCTGGGAGGATGAGATTACTTCCGACCTTAACACCTTCCGCTCTATCTATGCAGAAGACCGCGTCGCTAACTCCGAGTCCGTGAACAAGAAGGGCGAGCCAGTTTCTCCAAAAGAGCCAGGTTACAAGGGCGAAGACGTCGAGGTCGCTTACATTTGGGACCTCATCTCCAACGTCTACGCCGTTATCATCAACCGCCGCTTCATCGTTCAGCTCGAAGTCGATAAGCTCAAGAAGAATATCCCGGTCAAGTATTACGACTCAGAAGGCAATGAGAAGAAGCGCACGGACACCGTTCGCGTCGACTCCCCAATCGTTACCATTCCATTCATTGACGCCGACTGGGAAACCTACCCTGTCTCTCCTCTCTTCTACTGTCTCGATGACTTCGACGCTATCTGCTCTATCGAAGCGGTGATGAACCACAACCTTTCCATCATGGCTCCAATCACCTTCATGTCCGCGTCCTACGATGCAGAACAGTTTGAGAAGCTATCTCAGGTGGCTGGTCAGATTGTTGAGGGCACGCTCCAGACCTTCGGCGTCGTTAACAAGGGGCACGATATGTCTCCGTGCATCTCGGCTATTGAACGCCGCGAACAGCGCATTAAGCGTATGCTCGGCGCAACCGACCAGTTCGAACTCCAGGCTATGATTGGTAATCGCGCGACTGCCGCAGAAACCTCTGCTATGGTTGGCGCAGTTTCTCAGCGCATGAACGCTCCACTCGCTAACATCGAGGTCGGTATGTCTGAACTCACCCAGAAGATGTTTGCGCTCACTCTTATCTACGACCAGAAGGACGAGCTCACCTTCCCATACGAAGGCTCCGTCGCTGTCCTCTCTAAGGAAGATATCCTCGGCCGCGCAATCATTCGCGCCAAACTCTCCTCGAAGATTAAACTTGAAAGAGCTGAGCAGGGCCGCAACGCTCTCATGATTATGCAAACGCTTATCGGCGCAGAGGGCATTAACAAAGAGAACCTGGTCAAGACGCTCGTGCCTATCATTTCGCAGGGTGTCGTCACCCGCCAGCAGGCTGACAGCTTTATCCAGCCGCAGCAGGTCGACCCGATGCAAATCCTCCAGGCTCAGCAAGCCGTTGAGCAGGCCCAGGCCCAGCAGGAAGCAACCCCTATCACGCCTGACATGGTCAGAGGAATGACTCCTCAGGACATGGAGCAGGTCTACGCCGCCGCCTCCGCAGCCGGTCCAAACGGCCAGGAAGAATTCGCTATGGGCGAAGAAGCTCCGATGATGGACATGGGATACGATAACTACTCGCAAGGTATCGAGGCAAACATGACTCAATCCCCAGTTGAGCCGCTCGGTGACATTGCAATGTAAGGACGAACATGAACAAGGACGAAGAAGTAAAAACTTTACTTATCAAATTTGGCGCAATCGAACTCTCCCGGACTTATATCCGGGGGATTCGCCGCGCCGCCGCCAACATCAAGAACGGAATCGAGACTAATAACTTTGCCCTCGCCTCCCGTGATGTCGGATACTTGGAGGACCAGCTCCAGCACCTCGAACTGATTTTCGGTTCAGAGGAGGGGCGCAAGCAGCTCCAGCACAACTTGAAGAAATAGTTATGCTATACTGAAATTAAGCCCACTGGGCTACCTAGTAAATTAATATAAGGAAAGAAGTAATGGAAAACGCAAATGCGGTTAACCCTACTCCTGAAGCTGCTTCTACCCCAGTAGAACCGGCCCCACAAGCTCCTGCTGCAGAGGCATCTCCAGCACCAGCGGAACCAGTAGTAACGGCAGCCCCAGAACCGACCTTCGATGAGGCGACCCAGAAGTATCTGGAAAACCAGAACATCAAAGGAACTCCAAACGAAATTGTGGCGGAACTCGTTAAGAGAAACCAGCAACTTCGCAACCAACCTAAAGTGGAAGCAGTGCATGAAGTCCTCAAGCAGGAACCTGCAGCTCCGGCCCAACCAGCCCAAGCCGCTCCACATACTCTATCTGACATGGACATTATGACCACCCAAATGTTGGTCGAGAAACAATACCCAGATGTCAAGGTAGATGCGAACTTTTACAAAGAGATGATTGCCGACGGAATCAATCCGATGAGCGGCCAAGAGATTAACTTGAACCGCGTCTTCAAGTATGCTGAAATGAAACAGAAACTTGCCAACGCAGATAAGGCAATCGCTTCGGCTAACCAACCGGCCAACATCCCATCCCCATCGAATACTATTGATGATAATTCCCCAATCCAGAATGTCCAGACAATGGACAAGCTGGCCGCAGAAAACATCATTCTCTGGTCCGCTCAGCAGGAAAGGTATGGCAAAGCGCCACACCCACAGCTCTCTGAGGCTAAGCAATTCTTACAGGATGAAGCTCGCAAAGGTACTTTCTAAAAGCATTTGCTAGGATTGATTTAACTTTAACTTAGGAGAATTAATCCATGGCTGTATGTAACTACACCAAGTCTATCGATGATACTCCACTTTCCCCAGAAGACCATCTTCCATTGATGGAAGTGAAGTACCACCCAACCATCCTCAAGGACCGCTTTGCGACCTTCGCAGGTATCAACTTCTTTAACCCAGAGGTAAAAACGGTTTCTAGCGACCTCGCTATTAGCCACTCTCTCATCGTTCGTTTTGAGAACCCAGAGAACCCATTCAACATGGTCAACGTTTCTGACATCGCTTACAAAGACGACGTCAGCTGTCCTCCAGTAATGGACATGGAATGTACCCCAGGTTGTGTCTCTACTGTCCCAACCTATCGCCAGAAGGAAATCCGCTTCGACAAGCTTTATCGCGTCGGCGCTTCCTGGTGTGTTGAAACTGAGAAGCTCACCTACGGTACGCTCGAAGAGCGCTTCCGCAAGAGCGTCGAAGCTAACACCCAGATTCAGGGTATTCTTGCTTGGAACGCCTTCATGTGCCAGGCCCTCACTGCTGCACAGGCAACCCAGACCATGATTCCAACCGACCGCGCTTGCTTCGCTACCCACTATGTGGATGGTGGTTCTGCTATCGCCAACGGTTACGAAGTCCTTTCCCAAGCTATCAACTACATGAAGACTGTCTACGGTGGCCTCACCGAATACGGCATCCTCGCTCATCGCTACTTCGAAAGCGACATGACCGCTCCAGGCGCAACCATCTACACTGGCTTCGGCGCTGCTTCTTCGGCAAACGCAAACGCTGGTGCAACGACTGTCAACGTTCCATTGGTACAAGGTGGCTGGAAGGCTATGGGCCCACTTGGTGGCAAGCTCTTCGGCGAAACCGTCTACATCGCTCCAGACAACATCTGGTTCTACAACCCAACTGTCAACACTTCTACTGGTGCTATCACCGGTGGTTCTGCTGCTAACAGCTTTAACCCATTCCTCAGCGCAGATGGCACGAAGTATTATGTCGTCATCGCTTCCCGCCGTGCATTCTTGACCGGCGTCGAGCCTCTCATGGACATGACCCACTTCCCAGCAACCTGCGAGAACAAGTACGAAAGCATCCAGGAAACCTTCCTTGGCTACAACGACTTGCTCTTCCCACGCGAGGTCTTCATCATCGCCTTCGACGTTCAGTGCGAAGGTGGCGAAAGCGAATAATTCGCACCATCCCTCTGCTCCGTAAGGGGCAGGGGGTTTTACGAACTTTAATGTTTAAGGTGTGATAGCTAGACATCTTAAACAAGGAGAAATAATAATGAGCTGCAATTGTTGCAACTGTGGTCAACCGCAAAAACTTTGCCGCTGCCCACTAACAAAGAAGGAAGGCCCGAAGCGCGCTTGCATTAAAGAGTGCACCGACTGCGACCCATGCATCCCATGCGAGTCACTGGTGAAGATTTGCTCGTTCGTAGTTCCAACTCTTGAAGACGGCCAGCGCTATCGCAATTCCTTCATCTACAACCAGGGAGACGATTCTGTCTATTACATCACTGATGACAACACCCCAATCCGCTTCGGCGCATCCCCAATGTTCATCGATGACTTCCAGCCATCCGCTCGCGTTATCCCACGCCAGATGGTCTTCGACTTCTTAAATAACAAAGCTTATGTCTTCGCCCCAGATGGCGCAGTCAAGTCGTTCAATCTGTCGGAGGTATAACATGAGAACTACCGTAAGAAATTCCTACACGCCAAAGACCGGCGACTACTGCAATATGATTGTCGTAGATAACGACAAGCAGGTCCAATACATTTTTGACTGCGACGGCGTCTACACGACTTACACTTCTAAGAACCAAGAGGGCGCACCTAAGTCATATGTCGACGCAAGAGACGCAGAAGTCCTCGCGGCCGCAAAAGCCTATACGGATGCCTACAACCCATCCGATATGGCTACGATAACTTATGTCCAAGAGCAGGATGCCAACACGTTGCAGGCGGCTAAAGACTATGCAGACAGCATGGACGTAGTCACCTTAGGCCAGGCTCAAGACTTGATTTCCAGCGCTACGTCTTCGGTCACCAATAACCTCGAGGGGCAAATCAATGACTTGTCCAACTCGCTATCGACAGTTGCTAGGACAGGTCAATATAGCGACCTTCTCGGCCTCCCAGATATCCCGGTCATTACCATGACTACGGTTGACCCAGGAGAAGGTGCTCCTCTCGCGGCCAACCACTTCATCGCAGTTTACGTGGACCAGGAGAGTGAATAATGGCAACGTTAGGTGAGCAGTTCTACCATCGAAGCGGTGACTATGGCAACGTGGACTGGTACGGCGATATTGATATCGTCAATGTGGTTAGGACAGGGAATACTGTCAGGGTAATAGCATATTTCTATCTACGTGCTCAAGCCAGGATATCTGGTACTGCCTGCGCTTGGTACGATAACGGTATGAGAATCCATCCAACGTATAGCGATGGTAGTTTGGTCCCACAGGCCGAACAGGTTATTCTCGGCAACGGCGAGCGTTTATGCTCAAACCAAGCCAGCAAACAAAGTAGCATGATAGATATGTCGTTCACCGTGGCGGCCTCAGCTACGTCGTATAGCTTAGGCGTGAGGATGTTTGCGTGCAATAACAGCACTTGCTCCTCAAGGTACTTTGATATCACAAAATACTGGACAATTCGGTTCCCTGCCGGCGCAAATGTCACGTACAGCTCGTCCACCTGGAACTCTATCACCGCGACCTCTTCTGTCGCAAGCTGGGGCACAGGATACACAGGCACCCCAAACCTTGAGCAGATTGTTGTCGACTCTAGCGCAGACGCTTCTAACTGGACCACGAAGGGGCGTCGAGCTAAACAGAACGCTACTACCTCCACCAGCAGCACGCAGGCCGTGACGAACAACAACACCATCACTTTCGATGGGGGCATAAACATTAAAGGCGCGATGAATTACAAGCTCGCTGTTTGGGCGAACACTAATCTAGCCAACACCAGCTATTTTAGAGACACTATATACCATACTCCTCCAGCACCGCTTCAGTCCATCGGATACTCCCAGACGAGGGGGTCGTCTAGTGTGTCCGTTGCTTTGACTATAACCGGCGGTACCTCATCTAATAACTACGGCAATACCGTCACTACCTATTATTGCTATTCTACGAACGGCGGGAGTACGTTTACCAACTGGACCTCTGCTGGCACCGGCACCCCATGGACTGCCAAGACTGCTACCATCTCGGTTCCGTTCAGCTCTAGCATCGTAGTAAAAGCAAAGCAAACTTACTCTGGCCTAGATTCTGCCGAAAAGTCAGTGAGCTTTACCTCTTTGTCTGGCGTCGCTCCGTCTGGCGCCAATATCGTATTCGGTTCGTCGACATGGAACTCCATCACTGCTACTGCCTCTGTCTCTAGTTGGGGCTCAGGTTATACCGGCACGCCGAAACTAGAACATATAGTCGTAGACCCGTCCGCTACTTCCTCAAACTGGACTTCAAAAGGTCGCCAAGTCTTATCGACGTCGACTACCGCTACTAGCAAGGCCCAAACCGTCACGACGAGCAACTCCACTACTGCTTCTGGCGGGTACGCAATTAAAGGCGCGATGAACTTTAAGCTCGCCTCACGAGGCGTTACCAGTGCTGGAAACACTAGCTATTTCCGCGATACTACATACTACACACCTCCAGCACCGCTCCAGTCGATTACCTACACCCAGACGCAGAACTCTACGAACGTCACAGTCAATGCTACTATCACTGGTGGTAGCTCATCTAACAACTATGGCAATACCGTCACTACCTACTACCGCTACTCCACGAATGGTGGCTCATCATATACTAGCTGGGCATCCGCAGGAACCGGCACTCCATGGACTGGTAAGAATATATCGTTCAACTGCGCTTATGGGGCGAACGTTGTTATCAAGGCGAAACAGACCTACCAGTCAAAAGATTCGAATGAATATACAGTAAGCTTTACCGCTACAACTGGCACTGCCCCATCTGGAGGCACGGTAGAAGTTACTGGCTCGACTTGGAACTCTGTGACGCTTCAGGCCTCTGGTGTCAATTATGGCAAACCAGATGGTATCTCTGGCAGGGGCGTAATCGTTGGCGTCACTCCAGACGCCTCGTCCTACGCGTATAAACGTGAAGTAGGCTTAGGCGCTGTTACTAGCGGCACAGGAACCGTTGACAATAATTCGGCATATGGTGGCTCGGCACAGCCGTTTACCCTAAAGGGTATGCTCCCAGTCTATGCCTACGTCTGGGTGAATAACACTGTCAAGTCTTCCTTCGTAGAGCATAAGTCAACTCCATACTACCTGCCTCCTGCACCTGGCCAGCTAAGCTATACGCTCGATTCACACACCGCCGCATCGAAGACCTACACGGTCAGTTATACTGGTGTGGCTGCGAATAACGACCCAGACTATACCCCGTCTGACCTCAAGCGCACTGTCCGCTACTCTACGGACAACGGCGCAACTTGGACCTATGTCGCGAATGATGTGCAAGAAGAGCTCACGACCGCGACGTCCTTCCAGGTAAGTATCGCTGCTCAACATAGCGTAGTCGTCCAGAGCTGGATGACATATAAAGGCAAACAATCTGATGTGTCGGAGGTGACCATTTACAATGGTAACCGCCCAGCCCACCTTTACGGCTCGGTGAATAACTTGTCAGAAGAGATAGTGCACCTTTATGGCTCAGTGAATGGAGAATCGAAGAAGATTATAAGGCTATATGGCTCGGTAGGCGGCGTCACGAAGGGGGTGTTCGAAGATGTCTGATACAGTATTGCTGGCAATGATTAGTCTAGGCTCGGGCATCGTCACAGCTATCACTACTGTTATCACCACTATTATCAGAGGGCGGGCTTCGGCTCGCCACTCTGCCAAGGAATCAATCCTGCAGATGATTATGGAAGACCACATGGCCAATGCTGAGAAGCACCTGCCAGCCAACTTTCAGAATGTCCTAGACGAATACGACACCTACCACAAGAACGGTGGTAATAGCTACATCACCGCCAAGGTGGAAGAATACAAGAAATGGTACACCGCCATAGAAAAGGAGAAATATGAAAACGGTAATAAGAAATAGTTACACCCCGAAGCTTGGTGACTATTGCGAGACTATCGTTGTCGATAAGGAGACCGGGACCGCCTACATCTTCGACCAAGATGGCGTATGGACCGAGCTTGACCAGACAGATGTCGACGCTATCCTTGCTCGCGCCGCTCAATACACTGACGAACAGGTTGCTCCTCTAGCCGAAAAGCTCGACACCATTGAGGTGGGGGCGCAGGTAAATACCATCGAGAAGATTACCCAGAACGGCACAGAGCTAACCATTACCAATAAGACAGTCAACGTCACGGTCCCGACTAAGACTTCCGATATCACGAATGATGGCTCCGATGGCACTGACACCTACGTAGAATCCGCCACCCTCGACGACTACTACACCAAGACCGAGACTGACACCAATATCGGCTATGAGACTGACGCCCGCGAGATTGCGGATGCCGGACTCCAGGAACAGATTGACGCCATCGTGGCGTCTTCAGACGTTGTGGATATTGTCGGCACCTACGCCGCTCTCCAGGCCTACGACACTACTAAGCTTCACGATAATGACATTATTAAGGTCCTCACCGATGAGACTAGGGACGGCGCCACAACCTACTACCGTTGGGACGCAGATACCTCTACGTGGTCATATATTGGCGCAGAAGGCCCGTTCTACACGAAGGCTGAGTCAGATGCCCTCTTCACGCCAATGACGCGTACAATCAATTCTAAGGCCCTTAGCAGCGATATTACCCTTACGGCTGCTGACGTCGGCGCCCTCCCAGATTCGACGGTCATCCCTACAGTCAATGATGCTACGCTCACGATTCAGAAGAATGGCACCACGGTTCAGACTTTCACGGCCAACCAGGCCACGAATGCCACGGCCAACATCACGGTCCCCGTTGATACATCTGACCTCAATAACGATGGCGACGGCCAGAGCCCATTCGCCACTGAGGACTATGTCGATACCTATGGCGGTAAGATTGATACGATTGAAGTTAACGGCACCGCTCAACCAATCGTCAACAAGACCGTCGATATCGCTGTCCCAACCAACACAAGCGACCTGACTAATGACGGTTCAGACGGAACCTCCACCTATGTAGAGGCGGATGACTTAGGCGCCGCAGCCTTCTCGAACCTGTATACCGACCTCGATGGGTTGCCGACCATTCCTACGGTGAACGACGCGACCCTCACTATCCAGAAGAACGGCGTGGATGTGGCTACCTTTACCGCCAACAGTGCTACCGCCGCAACCGCCAACATCACTGTCCCTACGGACACTGGCGACCTCACTAACGGCGCAGGCTTCATTACGTCTTCGGCTCTCGCTAACTACTACACTAAGAGCGAGACCTATAGCCAGGGCGAAGTTAACAGCCTTATCAACGGGCTGAACATCCCGACCAAGACCTCTGATTTGGTCAACGACTCTGGGTTCCTTACTACCATCCCTATAGCATCTGCTCAGGACCTCGGTGGGGTTAAGGTAGGCTCGGGGCTCTCAATCGCAGCAGACGGCACCTTATCTGTTACCAGCGCTGGTTCAGTGGCGTGGAACGACATTACTGGAAAACCTTCAAACGTTTCTTACTGGACTAACGATGTGGGGTACATCACGTCGGCGGACATTCCGACAAACGTTTCTGCCTTCACTAACGACGCCGGCTACATCACTTCAGCTTCAATCCCAACAAATGTTTCTGCTTTTACCAACGATGCTGGCTACCTCACTACTGCGGCTCTCTCAAATTATTACACTAAGACTGAGACCTACTCTCAGCAAGAAGTGAACGCATTAGTCAGCGCAATCTCTGTCCCGACCAAGACCAGCGAACTCGTGAACGATGGTTCAGATGGCACCTCTACTTATGTAGAGACGAGTGCACTTGGCGCCGCAGCCTTCTCCAACGACTACAACGACCTCGACAACTTGCCTGCGGCTGCCTCGGATTTCACTGGCGCCACTGCCTCTACGGCTGGTGCTCACGGTTTAGTCCCGGCTCCGGCAGCTGGCGACCAAGGCAAAGTCCTCTTGGGCGACGGCACATGGTCGACTCTTCCATCCCCAGAACTCGTAGAGATGTCCTATGGCGAATCCAATGCATGGGCAAAGTTCATCGCGGCCTACAACGCACACTGTATCGTCTACTGTCGCGCCTCCTCAAACTCGAACCCAGCTACAGGCTCCCAAACCCGTAAAGCCTTCATGGCCTATGTTAATAATGAGACTAATCCTACCCAGGTGGAGTTCCAGTATTACCGCTCGGTCAGCTCGCACAGCGATTCGCAGCAGGGCGACCAGGTATTTATCTACTTGCTCACTAATGCCAACGGCGGCACCTGGAGCGTGACTACCCGCAACGCCTTCACCAAGATTGTGGCCGGCACGAACATGACCTCAAACTACTCGAGCGGCACCCTCACCCTTAACGGCGCCACTATTGATTCCGCCCTCAGCGCCTCCTCGGCCAACCCAGTCCAGAACAGCGTTATTACTGCAGCGTTGAACGGCAAGACAGAGGTTAAGAAATTCTACATCGATAGTGAATACATTTTCCGCAGTAACGCCACAATTAACCAAGAAATTCTTGATGCCCCTGGTGGAAATGCGGTCTCTGATGCCACCCTTTTCGCCGCAATGAAAAACGGTTTAGTGATGATTATCGCTAACTCGGAAGGCACAGACCACGAAAGCGCCATCGCAACAAACGCCTGGATGGATTCTGGGGTGCTCAAATTTACTATTTATGGGTCGTCGTCTCTCGATGACTCTATAGATGCGATGCAGGTCGTGTCTACTGGTGGAGGGTATTATGACTTCGACGGCTACGATATCGTCCCGAAGAACGGCACACTAACTATTCAGCATAACGGAACGACTGTCCAGACCTTCTCGGCCAATTCGAGCACAAATAAGACAGCGAACGTGGAGACTATCTGGGCAGACCCAATCACCTCTACCGCCGCCCTCACCCCACCTATCCAGACCAATATGCTCGCAGATGGCGCTGTGACGAGTGCTAAGATTGGGTGGTCGACCATGGAGCATTGGACTCTTGGGATTAGCGGCAATCAGACCGTGACACAAGGTTCAGCATATAACTATGTGGACGTGCCAGGAACGAGCAAAACGTTAACGATGACGGTTGGTGGTGTATATCTCGTGATGATAAATGCAGCAGTAAGATGCGTGGGCAATAGCGCTGATTGTTATGCGAGAGTGGTGATAAATGGTGCTGCTGTAGCGACTGCTTTAGGGTCTAACCCATCAGGCCAATATACTGCAGCGACTTCGGCACAGATGTTCACGGCTACCCAAGCGAGCAACACGGTGAAAATCCAAATCGGCGGCGGCCGAGCGAATAGCGATTATACAATCGCAGGTGATACTATTTCTAGCGCACAAATTATAAGGATTGCATAGGAGGAATATGGCAACATCAGTAACATTAAAAGAATCTGACGGCACTGAGATTTACCCAGTGACCGACATCTCATTAGTGAACGGCGGTATCCACGCCGTGGATATCCAAAACACTTCTTCCGTTCCCCCAATCACGAGCAGCATGATTGACTGGTCGACGATGACGTCTAGCTCCGTCAACACTGCAGACTTCGTAACGGCAGAAACGGGTTACACAATCTCTAACGTAGGCATGAAGAAGATGGGGAATATCCTGATGGGGGACATCGTCATCAAGAAAACGAGCGGCTACTTCGGCGAGGGGCAGGTCGTCGTGGGAGTAGTTAAATCTGGTTATACTCCGAATATGACTATCAACTTGTTTGCTGGACTAGGAGATAGCGAGTGGTCTATCAAAGGTGCCTGTTATTTCTACGTAAATCAAGGTGGTAATATATATATAAATAACCAGACTGGCGTCCAGAACTGCAATTACATTAAGGCGTCAGTGATATGGTTCACGGCATAGGAGGAACATGGCAACAAGATATGTAACACTTAAAGACTCGAACGGCGACACGCTCTACCCACAGGCGGTGGCGACGAACCTTGCGCCAGACAGTATCCAGCAAAGCGAGATTGACTTCTCGACTATCGACAAGGCGCAGATGACCTACCAGCCAAGGTCCATCGCCGCCAACAAAGACCTCAATACGACGGAGTTCCTAGATTTGACTGGGTACGTCTGCGATACTAACGCCAAGGCCTCCACGATTTCCAACAGTCCGACTTCTAACGCTTTCATGATGGAGGTTAAGTCTTTTGGAAACTACAACAAAGTTTCGACTGACGCTTGGGCTACCCGCATCAGAACTATAACCTCCCTATATGGCGGCGACCAATGGGTGCAGATTGTACAAGGTGGAGCTACTCCAGGTAGCCTTACCTATGGGCCATGGAATGTCGTGAATAGGACGTATAAGAAGGGCCAGACTATCAGTTATAGTGGCGAAAACGTCCTTCTCCCAGGGCGCCAACGAAGTGTAAGCGGGACCAACTACATCTACACGACTGTCCCATTAGACGGGCGTATAGCGAGCGACGTCACTTCGGTCACATTCACCCCAAGCGCCTATAACGAGGCATTCGGTGACCAAGGCACAATCTTCTCTACCAATAATCCGACGACCTCTCAGCTCACCTTCTCGTGCTCTCTCCTTAACGCTCCTCAGCGCAACCTGATAAGAGTCACAATTACGGTCGTTGGCTCATATACCATCCAGTCCAACCACGCCTGCGTCGTTAAATTAAGTGGGTCATTCACATTCTCGTGATATAATAGAGTTGCGCTAAGTGCGCATCACTCGGTTTTAGCATAGGCTAAGCAAAATACCTCTCGCCAATGAGGTATTTTTGTTTGCTATAATTAAATCAAACCACTAGGTTTTTAACGTTAAAACTAATAGGAGAAATACATATGAGCTGCAGCTCTTGTATGCCAATCAATCCTTGCG